CAACAAGACCCTTGATTTTTTCATATTCACCAGTCTTTAGATGATCCACAGACTCAATGATGGCATTCTTCAACTTTTGGTTCTTACAGAACTCAAGAAACTGCTCACGAACAAACTGTAGATCCTTCTCGTTGATCTTTGTAAAGACGCTACGCAAAGAGTCTACAACAGTTTGCTTGAAATCGACGTTCTCAATCGTGTCAACGCGAACCTTGAACACCTGCATCGTGGGCATATCCTTGTATTCGGCGTGATATGAAATTATCTCTTTCAAGATCCAACGATGCACTTCGTTTTCAAACGCCTCAATATCAATGATATCAACGATGCGTTCAAAGAATACCTTGTCGGTAAGGATACTTGCGATGATCTTGACTTGAAAGTCGAGACCATATTTGTGTAGGTTGTCAATGATTACTGGAGCCATATATAATGATGATGTTAAGACAATACGCTTAAATATGCGTATCGTCAATTTGTTTTAGAAAATATTTCAGGAGGATGTCGCTAATACGTGTAGCGGGTAGAAAACTTCCTGTAGCCACACATGATAGTTTGGTATTGTGGAGTGCATACCATGTGCAGTTAGTTTTTGAATGAACGTAAATTTGTTATAGTCATATGTCTTATCAACTGAGTCATTCAGCTTCAGTTGTAAAGAACCAGCAAAGTTTGGGTTCTTTAGTTGCATAAGCATATAGTTTCTGTTTAGTACTCTTGAATGCTCAACTACTGTAGCATATATCTTCTTCTCGTTGATACAATCCTTGGCGCGAATAAGTAGTTCATCAACAGATGTTTCCTTAGACTCTGTAAGCATAGGAAAACATTTGATGGCAGTTTTTAATCCAACGCCTTTTACGCCATCAATATTATCTGAAGAATCTCCCTCAAGCACACGATAGTATACAAAGTTGGTAGGATGCACGCCATACTCATTGATTACATCCTGTATACCATATATCTTTTTCTTGATAGGACTCCATACATTCACTCTTTCATTGATGAGTTGATAAAAATCCTTGTCTCCACTCATAATGGTAATCTTGGCGTTTGGATACATCTGCGTGGATATATAAGCAATAGCATCGTCTGCTTCTATATAATCTATAGATACGACCGTAACAGGCAGGCTGCGAAGAAAATCAATTAGTTTTACCATTTGATTTATCATCGCGTCTTGTTCTGTTTGCGGATCGCTCATTTCTTCATATGCCCTGTTTACACGAACAGACATCTTGCGATTGTTCTTATATTCAGGATATATGTCTCTGCGACGTTGACTACCACCCTTGCCATCAAACACCACAATTACTCTAGTTGGACGCAATAGTTTTATTGCATATCCAATACTGGTAAGAAATCCACTAACTCCACCTACATGATCTCCATGATCACTTAATGTGGGAACAACAGTCCAACAACGAATAAAGTTGTTTGTACCATCAACAACAAGTATATCGCTATTTTTATCCTTCTTTGTATTTACTGGCAGATTAGCGTGTTCGGACTTGATCTGCGAAAAGATGGATGTGAACTTCTTTTTAGTTTCCTCTTGCATGATATAAGAATCGTGTGGAGGTATTTCACTCCACACGATCATTTTATTCGTCCATTCCTTCTGCACCAGAATCATAAGAGATGTCATCTCCTGATCCTGCTTCTGGACTCTTGTACTTCATGATGAAGTCCTCACAGATCTTATTGTAAAGATATTCCTTACAATCTGCTCTGTCGTTCAACAGTTTGGTAAAGTCCTTCTTTTCAAACACGACGGTCTCAGGATCTTTTCCTGCTACTTCCATGATGAATTGTAGGCTCTTTGCCTTCTTGTCTTCTTCTTTTTCTTCTTCCAACTGCTTCTTTGTCTTCTTTTCACCAGCAACCTTTACCTTCTTGGCATTGGTGACAATATCCCATTCAATCAGCTTTTCGAGCCAATTTCCATAGTTATCAATACCACGATCAAAGAAGATATCGAATTCAACAGATCGCATAGGTGGACCCATACGATTCTTGACTACGGTACACTTGGTTTTGATTCCAATAGCTTCCTTATCACCATTCTTGATTTGCCCAATACTCTTCAGTCTAAGACGAAGAGAAGCGTGGAAAGCAAGAGCCTTTCCTCCGCTTGTGGTATATGGATCGCCTAGTCCAACAAAACCCACCTTCTGACGAAGTTGGTTTGTGAAACACAAGCAAATGCGTTGCTTCGCAATAAGACCAGTGATCTTACGCATCGCCTTGCTGATGATGATCGCTTTACCCGTGGCAAACCCCTCTTGACCGTGGTCTGATGCAATTTCCTTTGATGTAGAAGCAGCAGCAACAGAGTCAACCAAGATAGTGACTAAACGATTCTTGCTACTTTTACGAACCAGCGCGATAATCTCTTCAATTTTGTCAAAGATCTCTTCGACTGTTTCGACTGGAATGTACATCATCTTCTGCGTATCAACGCCAATAGCTTTCAGAAACTGACGATCAACGGATGATTCTGTATCAATGAATACAGCCATACCGCCTTTACGCTGTGTTTCGGCGAGCAAATGGCCACCCATTAAACTCTTTCCAGATGCTTCAAGTCCAGTTAGTTCAGTAATTCGACCAACCGGTAGACCGGCATTCGGTCTGTTGGCGATTGCCAAGTCAACCAAACTGTTTCCTGTAGAAACCCAGTCAACGATTTGAGATGGGTCATCTTCCGCGTCCAAAAAGAACGCAACTTTACCATCACCGCTCTTATTAAGAGATTCGGCAATAGACTCAGCCAATTCATCCCTGTTCGTTTCCAGTTCAACCTCAACAGGCTTTTTCTTTTTTTCTTTTTCCATAAATGTTATTATTTGAGATAAGTGGTGCTCCAGTACTCCATCTGGAGCACCACATCATCATTTATTTCTACTACTCCGTTCAACTTAACTGTTGAACAAATCGTTGAATTCGTCGGCAATTGCCTTGGTGCTGGAAGGTGCTTTTACAGCAGCCTTTGCGGTTGCACTCTTTGGTGCAGGTGCTGCGGGGGCGGCTTCTGTTTCTTCAGTTACCGTTGTTGCAGCAGGCTCGGCGTCTTCAGCATTTTCCTGCGAAGAGTTGAGCCAAGTATCCATTACCGAAGCAAGTTCTTCATAAGACAACTCTGGGAAAAGTTCAGTAACATTCTTTTGGTTCTTTACCTTCTCCTTGAGTGCGGCGTCGCTGGGATCAAACGCGGGGGTCTGGTTAGGCTTGACGCGAATAGTTGTTTCAGGGAAAGACTTGCCAGTTTCCTCGGCGGTCTTAAACTCAACAACGATATCACGACCGGCCTTGAGATCAGTAATATCACCATAATCAGCATCAGCAATGATGCTAAGAATTTCTTGATATACCTGCTTACCCATGCCCCAGAACTTCACCCCCTCGTGCTCTGCCCCGCGAACCAGAACCGGTACATATGTACGCAGCTTGGGCTCAAGTGAGCGACCCGTCTTCCACTCTTCCTTATCTCCACTCTTTTTGAGCTTGTTAGCAAACTCAACGATGGGATCAGGACGACCAAAGGTCGCAGGCGAGAGATATGTCTTGCCGTTCATGTTATAATGAAACAGCAGTTCAATGAACGGATTCTCGGGATTATGGGCATAAGGAACAATTCGGATTACGTTCTTGCCCGGATTCGGCTTCCACACGGCGGTGGTCTTGTTTTGCGTGCTCTTGAGAGACTCAAGACGCGACTTGATTTTAGTTAGATCTAATGACATAATTAGTTAATTAGTTAATTGTTAATGTTTGACCAATTTTGTTTGCACTCAACTAGGTCAATGTTGAATACAATGGCTCAATAAATGGTGATAGTCAATCTATAAATAATAGCAATCATTTTTTCAATCGTTAATCAGTCATTCGTTAAGTGAATATAACTATAATCCAAAAAAAGATTTCTTCGGATATATTAAGTTATCTGGAAAATCTTCAGCAATCTTGTAGGCGTGATTTTCACCTTACCATCTCTGGCCGTGATAAATGAGTTTTTGTACATTCCCCAATCTATTTGATATGTGTTGGAAATAAATCCGTTATTCTGTTCCTTGATCAATTCATTGAGTGCATTTATGCTGTAAATGATATTGTGTTCCTTTTTACGATGAACAGATATGGTGTTGGGATAAAACTGACTACCGTTCTTTTCGGAGTTATATGTTAAAAACACATCTTCTTTATTCAATCCGCTTTGCAACACATATACTTTTTTCTCTATGATATTATAATATTCAGATAACGCAAATATCTCGTTTTGATAATTGTTGTACTTGGTGAAAGTACAAAGCAGTTGTGCGTTACCTGTGGCCATTATTAGATTAATTTTTCCGCGAATAGTTTATATTCGTCTCTATCTATACTTCTTATCGGTACAATTTCACCACTCATCCCTACAACAGCTACGGTGTTACCTTCTCTATCAATATATTCACCATACAACTCAGATCTCCATCCCTTTTTCTCCGCAAATTTTTTTGAGACCGACGAATATTGTTCTGGCGGCGTTGTTACTACCGGTACATCAATCTCCGGTGCTTGTTGTGTCGGTTCTGTTGATGGTTCTTCTGACCGCGTTGGTTGTTCTTCTGGTTTAGGTGATGGTTTTTTAGCCATCGTTGGTTTTACGACTGGCGTCTTTGGTCCATCATCAACTTCATCGTCCACAACTGTACTATATATTGCGCTTTTAGTGTCTGGTTGTGTTGGTTGTTTCTGCGACTGTGGTTCAGCGTTTTTATCTACTGGCGTGGTGGACAAAGCTTGTTGTTTTGCTACCGGCGCTGTAGATTTGTCAGTAGACTGCACGGTGGAGGTGCTCTGTTGCGTTTGTCTTTTTTGCTTTCCTTTTTTCTTATAATACAAGTTCATTCCGCCTTTGCCGTGTGTGGGATCAGAAACAGAATGGGTTCCTTTTTTAAGCGCAGCATCGCGATATTCTTTCGATGGGAATGTAACAAGCCAACCGTCTTTATTAAATGCTTGTCGTTCTGGATATTTTCCTTCGCCAATCATTGATTCTAAAAATTCGTTCACCACTTCTTCATCTCCACATCTATCATACACGATTTCTGCTAGAACCATTATATGACTTACATTATTGATATCAACGATACCGTCAGGTATTCTATTGTCTAGCGAAGCTTCGCTTATGATCGATGAAATGAAATTTTCTATATTTTTCATATAATTTTAATCTTCTGAAAAGTCGCTAGGCGCTGTTGTTCCTGGTAGAACAAAGTTTATCTTGTTTAGTCCAAGATTTAAAAACATAAATTCTGAGTCTGCGCTTACAAATCTTGCTTTGTTACCAGCCCGTTTATCTATCACAATCAATCCACTATACTTATTTTTTAGCAATTTCCGTAACTCTTGAGAAATCTTATCTACCGTGTATTTTTCTTTAAAATATATAAGGGTTTTTGCTTCTCCTTCATAGTCTTTTTGAGTTTTTTTCTCGACTGAAGATTTTACTTTCAGGGTTAAATCCGGTTTTTGATTGTTTACTATTGCATCAATCTCTTTTTTTGCATCGTTTGGATCAATCGCAAATTCTTCTTTTTCACCAGCAACTACAATAACTGCTTTTGCTGTCCGTGGAGTTTCTGGTTCGGGCGGTGGTTGCGTCTTAGAACTTGAGACGGAACCAAGTTTTACTCCTATCTCAGCCAATGCATTGAATAAATTTGTCGGCATTTCGGTTGTTCTTAACAAGCTACAGAAGTTTACCAATGAACGAAGCATTTTGGCACGGTCTCCTTCGGACGGTCCCGGATACGTTTCAAGTACTCGAACTAAAAATGTTGCAAGCGATGGATTTTTTTCAAAATCATAGCTATCTGGTGATTCCGCAGTTATTCCGCTGTTACCGCTCTTTCTTATTTCCGTCGCCAGTTCATCTATACCTATTCTAAACCTAGTGTTGTAATACCCTTTCAAAGTTGGAGCACTAATACTTACCACATCTTTTTTACTCTTTCCAGTAAGCTCCTTCATCTCGATATCTTTTTCAACACTGCCAAACACCAGATCTACTTCAGCCGTTCCTCCGGATTTATATCCTTTCATCAACCATACAAAAAACAATTCACCTCTACCCAATCCTTTTTTTTCTTTTCCGCTACCCTCAATTGCGTCAATAATTCTATCATATTGCCCATTGCTATACGAGGCAATCGCTTGGTCCATTTCCATTGTATCGTATGCATTATAAAAACGCTCTCCTTCTTCACCGGTAGATGCCACTGCTTTTTCTATCCATCTAGCCCCAACAGACCCCGCTCTCTTTCCATTCGGTGCAGCAAAGTCTTCATATTTATTTTTATTTATTCGCTCTTCTCGTTCTTTGTCTGATAGTGCTTTTGTAGTTTGCAACTTGTTGTATTTAGCCCAATTCATTATTCTTTTTTTACCAGCAAGTACGTCGGCCAATTTTGTACCCGGAGGATATTTCGGGTGTTTAAATTTTCCACCAAACACAACTTCACCGTCTGCATTTTTTGTTAAGAATTTTGGATCATATGGTCTACCTATTTCATCCAATGTTTCAAGCAACATATCAAATTCATATCCACTCATGCCATATTCCATCAACATGATTTCTTCCAGAGTGCTTAGATTTTCATCTGTGTCATACCCTCCCGCCAACCCATCGGGAGATCGCATTGCCCACTCGCTAATAATATAGTCTATAATCTTGCTTTTATCCATAATATATAAATATTGATATATACACCAAAGTTGGTATATTATAAATATTATATAGACACTTGTTTCATATCACCATAATTCTTACCTACATACACTTTTACAGGAAACTTGTCTCGTTCCATTATGGTTTTGATCTTTTTTATAATAGGCATCTTATCGCTTTTATGCGCATCAAACAATATGCTATCGTATGTATATAACACGGGCTTGGTTTGCTTGTCGGTTAGATAGCTTATTAACTCACCCAACACATCAACCGCCATTTCTGTTTCAAACGCTTGTAGTATATAGTTGAACAGTTTGTTTGGCGTAGGATCTTGAATATGGCAGTGCTTGATTTTACGACCATATTTTGGAGTTTCTATATAACCATTAGCTTCAAAGAACTTCCAGCGATGATCAATATACTCCTGCACTTTCTTGAAGTATGGAATATGCGTCCATTTCTTGTCTATGCCGCCATATATCTGAGTAAAAGTAAATCCTTTAGCCACGGCAATATCTTCGTCGGTTGCGTGAGGCTTATTAAAGAAATGCTTGGCCAGATAAGCATATGGATTTTCGGACGCATCCATCTGGAAGTTTGACAGGTGAGCAATCAGTCTTGGATGAAATGCATTATAGTCCATCATTATAAGCATACCATCCTCGCCATATCTACTCACAAAACAATCTCTGCTACCGTCATTTTTATTCAGAGCAGCATAGTTGACGCCGCCAAATCTATTAGACGGTCTACCCGTTGAAGTAAGCAGGTTATATTGTGAGAACACAAGGTTGTTCTTCATATGCTTGGTCTGTTCCTCGCCAAATACATCCGTAAAATCATCATTTACGCACAAGCCATAAGACTCAAGTTTGGCAAACAACTTAGTCATATTGTTGTTGGTGAATACAAATCCTTTTTCAAGTGTGCTTTGGTACGCAATCTTTTTGATCTTATCTACAACTTCATTGAATACTTTAGCGTGTTTATACACAGGTACGCACACATTCAAGTTATTCATATACTTGAAGTTACTATGTATGAAAGTTGATGCGTTACTGTTTTGAATCTCGCTTGGTAAAGTTCCATTCTCCAAAAAGTTGTATATGTTTATATCAACAAACCCAAGATCAGTACCAAACAACTGAATCATACTTTTCTTGTCATATACAATCTTGTTGTATCTTGTTGCATTCTTGATCGCGTCAGTTACTTTAGACAATCCATCTTTGATACAAAGACACTCGTTATGCTTGATAGGTAAGCATATACTTTCTTCGCTTACCATAAAATAGAAGAAAAGTAAGCACAAGTTATTGTTGCTTACATGCCTTTCATCATCTGTATAAACAGGGTGAATATATACGTGCTCTGCCGACAAAGCAGATAATAGTATATTCAGGTCATCCGATGTTTCTATAATACGCACAAGGTCATTATGACTTTTGTGCCATACTTGTCAATCTTTATCTGCCACGCCAATATTCAAGTAAGTTAGTCAGTGTAGTAGACAGATCGATGCCTTCTTCTTTTTTTACTCGGTCAATTTCAAATCTGTTGGACTCTTCTACGCCATTTTTATCAAGAATACCATTCTTGTACACATTACTTTTTGGACCAGATATTCTCCATTTTACTTCAACAAATTTGTATAAGTTTGTGTTGATATTTTGCGTAGTTATATATGAAACTTCGAATATAAAATTTTCGTTAACTTTCTTGACAAGATATCTGTTGATATATCCATTTGTATAATCTTCTACTGTCGGAGTTGGTTTATTCTTTGCTACATTAGAACTACCTCCTATTTCAGAGAAAGCTCCATACTGAATTGGTAGTGTATTGTTATATATCATAATACAGTCAGTGGTCTTACTTGTGCCGTAACGGTCGTTGTCCACATTTTATCTTCTATGGTTTGCTTGATGTCCGATATTTGCCATACCGCGTTTTCGTAATTATATGCGTCCGGCGCATGGTCTATCACGAACTGCGAAAGATAATTTATTCCAGATATACCCAGTAGTTCGAGTGTAAGTGTTGTGCCCGGCATAATAGCGTTATTTAAATATGAAGATTTCTTATTAGGTAAAGTAAGAAGATTGTTCAGGAAATCTTTATCTTTTTCATACAAATAGTATCTTATTGGATTTTTTGGATCATTCGGGTTGGGTTCGTAATAAATAAAAAAGTTGTCATTACTTTCACTTCTAGCGGTTTTCTTTTTTTCTATTTCTTTGTTTTTTACTGTTTGTTCCTGTGTAACTCGTTTTTTTTGCTGTTCTGGTGTTTCCACTACGGCTGAAGATTCGGACGTTATAATGGTCTTAATTTCTCCTTTGCGATACAAACGATCCCCCGCAGAATATCTACTAGTTATAGGAGTGGCTTTTGTGTTGCTTGTTGACGTTGATCCGTTTGGATCTTGCTCGGGATTGGCACTTTGCATCACCAACTGATTCATCATTTCCGCGCTTAACTTCACATCAAACGATACATTCTTTAAAAATGCAGAGTCTATCGCCCCCAAAGTTATTTTTGGTAAAAGTTTAGCATCGTTCTTTGTTGATATTCCGGCCAAGTTTTCGTCGTAAACTGAATATTTTGAATTACCATATTCAGCCGGTTGCAATTTAAGCTGGCATATCTGACACAGAGATTCGTTGATTCCTTGAAGCAATTGTTCTATAAGTTTCAACACAGAATCATTTTTTTCAACCAACGATTTGAAATACTCAGCATTTATAAATAAGTCTTTTAAATTTCCCCAATATCCGGATTTTAATATCTGTGCAGTTTTTCCGTCTTCGTCATTTATCGTGAGATTATCATAAACTGGAAACGATTGTCCATTTTTGTTTATTACTTTCTGTAGATCATCAAATGAAGTATCAAAGTTATATTCTTTTTTCAAAGAGTCTATTTTTTCTTTAAACAGCAAATCATATACACCTTCTTGAGTTGGTTTCTTTGCCCCCGCAGTTTTTTCTGTCTCATAAACGAACCTTGGTGCATATTTGTTTGGTACCAACACGTTACCATCTTTTCCGGTTGATTTGACAAATGGATTCGCGGACATTCTTGTCTGCATGATATCAAAGTTTCGTATTATGGCAACCTTCGGATTTTCCATGGTAATCTGAAAAAATGCGTTTATGATATCCTGAACCAGATCCATTCTTAACCAAAAACCTTTTTTATTTTTGCTTATCTTATCATCCTTGATTCTAAACACTCGGTCTTTAATATTATCTATGGTGTCGATTACGTTTTCGTCGGCATCTTGAATCTTCTCAACAAGGTTCAACGCCTTTCTTATATTTTTATACTCTTGAGTATCTGAATCTATACTGGTCAAGTTTTTCTTGGCGAATTCAAAAAAACTTTTAACGGGTAATTGTGACTGTTCTTGTTTAACCGTAACAACCTTGTTGGCAATTTGCTCACCTTCTATCAGGCGGTTGGCATTTATGATGGTGGTAAAACAATCATAGCCCCCGTTTTCACTCATTTTAAATCCATAGTCAGTTATAAATCCAAGACCGGCGTCATAATTTCCGTTCGATTGCTTTATATATTCCAACGTATAGCTGGGATCCACGAACATCTCATTTATCCAGTCCAAATCAGATAAATCAGCCAGCGCGGCTCGGTTGTAGTTGTTCCATCCCCATTCAACCAAGCAAGTTATTCTTGGATTAAGAAAATAAGGCATCATATAGTTCAATTGAGCCAGCGAAAAACAACGCCAATTGAATGTAATTTTTCTGCACAAATTTGGAAAACTGGAGTTTGATCCGTTTAATTCACAAGATACGCTCGTTAAACTGGGAGGTGGTCTATGTGGAAAGTCTGCTTGGTCTTTTCCTTTTGACGTTGTTGCTCTATCAAAAGGTATCTTATGTGGTTCTCCCTTTGCATCAACCCCTATTGTTATAGTTTTTTCCGTATTAAACCCATAACTTTCAGCAAACCCATATGTACCACCAAGTACAAATCCATCTTTTCCTTTGGCAGCAGGGTGGTTGGATATTCCGTTTGAAAAAACTCTTGCCCACGCAGTTCTTGGTCCACTATATGGTTTGGATGCATCGGGGGTTGGGTTTTGGCCATATTCTTTGGTACGCCGTTTAAGTTCATCCGTAACCCATCCAGAAAGCGGGTGTAATCCCCAAGGCACTACAGTTACATTACTCATAACAATTATGTATTATTTTCTCGATTAAATCTGGCGATAATATCGTCTATGTTTTGTGGTATTCTAATTTGCACACCAGTCGGTGCTTTGAGTGTTGCTTTTATTCCGTTTGCCTGCGCAATTACCCACCATAGTGTAATATCTCTATAAAATCTATACGCAAGACTGTCCAAATAGTCCGTTTCGTTTGCCACTATATATATGTCATTTATATTCACGGGAATTTTTGGGTACCGAGTAGTTCTAAAAACTCGTTTGCCGTCATATCGCTTAAACACATTATTTTCACTGGTGCTATATCTATTCATATATTACAGCGTGTTCTCCCATCCCGTAATTGGTCCAAAATGATAATTACTGGTTTGAGATTGTTGTTTTTCAAGTAGTCTTAGACCGACGCTTATGTCAACGATTGTTGGTAACTGTCTGGACGTTGCAGTCCTTTTGATTGATTTTTCTTCACTGTTTCCATAATAATATACATATTCGTCTGATCTTAACGTTTCCCAATTCGCATCATCTGGTATATTAGTGGTTACGCTATTCAAAATTGCCGGTTGGTCTACATATAAATCTCCTATTCTAAATTCTATCATAGGAGGATATATGAATCCACTTTCACGCCCAGTTGAGTCGGTTTCTGCACCAGACTCAGCAGCTTCTCCAGCCGTGGCTAATGCGCGGTCTGTGTATTTACTTGGTCTCGTTAGTCCAACTAAATAGTTTATTCTCTTCCACATAGAAACGAGTTCAGATACGCTATTGGCGTAAACTCTAAAATTAAAATTTACGTCTCTCGTGAATCCTTTATAAACAAACAATGTATCCGCACGACCCATATATTTAACAGGATCCCATTCTGGGCTATTTTGATCGCTTATACCACCTAATGTTGCTCTGAATGGAAGATAAAGATCATGAATAAGATCTTTGAAGTAAAAGAAAATTATGTCTTGTGACTGATCGGACCCCTGTCCCATGTATATCAGTCTTTTAAAATTTCGTTCTTCAACAGTTTCTAAATTATTATAATTATCTCTACCGTATTGATTATTCTTGGTTGTTGCTTTGGCGAATCCTTTGTCTTCCAACGTTATGTTCTTATCTGAGAAAAACGTATAGTATGGAGTTGCTCCTTTGTCCGATGGTATTTTTTTGTAGTTGTTTGAGGCATCAATGCTGGTGTATGTATTTGTATTATATCTTTCAGCAGACTTGTTATACATCGGATGCTGGTTTTCCGTATTCTGCCCCTCGACTAAATCAAACATTCTTTTATACAGAGCAATCGTTCCAAAATCATGTTTCGTATCTTTGTTGAACCTCTCGGTCATCTGGAACTCTCCAGCGTATCTAATCACAGGATCTTGGACTGGGCCGCTTACAATTACATCACCTGCACCAAGGTTTGTGTCAAGATCTTTCCCCTTATCCGGAACATCCATTGTAGGAGATTCCGACGCTGGTATTCCAAGTGCAAGTGATTCTAAATCAGTTTGTATGTTTGCAGATTCTGTGTTTGCTCTTTTTTTTCTTTTTTCTACAAGTTGTGTATAGTTCAACGGGTCTCTACTGTCATTGTAAAAACGGCCATAATCTTTACCTCCAGCCGAACGTAGTGCTCTATTTCCGATATAAGACAATAACCCATTACTATCCGCAACCATTGAAATATATGGACTATCACCTGTTTTGTACTCTGGTCTGTATAACCAATCTGCTTTTTTTCCTGTTTTACTAAACAGCCCAGTTGTACTGGCTATCGATTTCAATACACTAGCCAAAAAACCACCGCTACCTTTTTTTGTTTCAACGCCAAGCCAAGTTTTATCCATGTTGGCCAGACCCGATGCTGCTGTTTCGCCGCGCATCAAGCCGTATCGACCACCTTTCTTTGATTGCACATATGGTGATAATGGAGCGGTTGCCGTACCAGGTATTGGTTCAACTAAATTTTCTTTTGTGGTAGAAAATCCAATCGTGCTCAACAGAGAACTTGCAAAAAAGTTTAATAAACCTCCACTCGATTCTATATGTCGCACTGGTCTGTTTCCAAATAACGGGTATCTGGTTGCACCAAGTACACTGCCTGCGTTGTATGTGCGAGTTTCATCAAATGGTGCAGAACCTTGCAACAGTAATTGTTTTCCAAGAAATAGTATCCCAGTACCAGTAACAGTAAACTTTCCCATTCGGATCAAGTCTCTTGCAACCGAACCTATTGGCACTGCCCGCGAATCATACTTCGTTAAACTCTTTTGAAAGTTGGAGTCTGTTAATTTTGTATATACAAATGGTTGATCCGGTCCTATACCGCCGCCCGCTTGGTCGTATGGACTAAACTTGTTATAAATACTTCTTTCATTCTTTTGAAACGAAGCCACACGCTCCGAAGGAGTACTTCTTTGTATTGGAGATAATGGTGCTAAAAATGTATTGTCTGCCATATGTTATATAAATATCAAACAGATGCCCTTGCTAGCAATTTAGACGCTTTTACACCATCTATATTTACTCCAATATTTCCTTCGGCCATTAGCGTTATCAATTGATCGAGTTTACCAACAACTGCGTCGCAACATACTCCACCGGATGCAGCATCCGTGGCAGTGGTAGTTGCTGTACTTCTGTTTTCTCCAATTCTGGTTATTGCGTCTGTCAGTTTAACTATTGCATCCTTTAATTCGGTCAATCCTTTAACTTCCATTGGAGCAGTGGTGGAACTTTCTGCCTTTGCCTTTGCGTCTCCGGAAACATTCGCAGTCGCGTCAGCATTTCCTCCACCAAACAATTTGCTTATAAATGGTATTTTGCTTATTAACTCAAACGCTTGTTTGAAAGGCCATGTTATTACGTCTATTAAAGAAGAAAACGCTTTGACAAAAACGTCAAATATTCCTTCTACAGTCGTTTTTATTCCTTCCATTATTTTTGTACCAAGTTCTCCGCTACCACCAAACAAACCGGAAACAAAATTTACGACTTCTCTGAACGGAACTGTAAATATATCAAACAACGTTCCCGCGATGCTTTTTATTCCCGATATGATGTTTGTCGCGAATTCTCCAGCATTTGAAAATAATGCGGAAACAAAATTAACAACGGTTTTGAATGGTAGTGTTAATATATCGAAGATAAAACTGCCTATGCTTTTTATACCATCTATTATCTTTGTTCCCAAATCGCCACTTCCCCCGAATAGACCAGAAACAAAGTTTATCACAGTTTTGAATGGAAACGACAATATATCAAAAATAAAAGATGCAACCGATTTGATACCTTCAATTATTTTTGTTCCAAGTTCACCGTTTCCACTAAACAAGTCTGAAACCATACCAACCACAAATTTAAATGGAAACAGAAGTATGTCCAATATAAAAGAACCAGCCGCGCTAATTCCGTTCATTATTGCACTTATAATACTACCTCCACCGGAAGGAGTAAATATACCATATACAAATTCAGATATTTTTTTGAATGGCCACATCAATATATTCAATACAAATTTTCCTGCCATTTGTATTCCGTTTAGTATGGAGTTGATAATATCTCCACCTTTACTAAAAAACTTCGTTACAAGTTCTTTCATTTTTCTGAACGGCCATGCTAGTAATTCTCCCATTTTTTCACCGGCAAATTTTATAGATTTTAATATTTTAGTCCCAATTCCCTCGTCACCGGTTAATATATTTTTTATGGTATAATATGCATCAACGAACGGTTGAATTGTATATTCGTATAATACACTTCCTATCTTTTTTATTCCTTCAAGCATGCCGTCACCAAGACCCGGCCATATTTTATTTAAGACCCAAGCGACTCCGTCTATTATTGGTTGAATCATCACGTTCCATATTGCAACGGGTAACGCGGCCAAACTTGCAATGACTTTTTCAAAAATGTTCATATCGTCCCGCTTAAATATTTCAAAAATACTAGATACCCATTCCCACAAAATTTGTATTGCGGATATAACCAAACCAATTGGACCAAGAACATTTTTTACAAAATTTCCAATAAATTTAAATATGCCCTCCACACTGTTTAAAATTGGAGTCAGTGATTTAAATGCACCAGTCAATCCACGGGAAAATATTGATAATTTGTCAGATATATTTATAAAATATGTACCTATTATTTTAAACGGTTTGAAAGCTTCTGAAAACTTGCGTGTTATACCTAAAAGGCCCATTGAAATCGCATTAAGAACAAATCCAAAAACTTCTCCAAGTTTTTCAACAATTGGAATTACCTTTTCTGTCAGCACTGCTCCGATTGATGCCATAACTTCTTCAAGTTTAAGCCCGCCTTCTTCGCTGGATCGCATGATTTTACCGAATCCATCGAATGCGCTTAAAAATCCTCTAACAACTGCGCTAATCACCTTAAATACCATACCAAGTGCTCTAGCAGCGACCAATATAACGGGCATGATAGTGTTAGCGATTGGTAATAATGCATCTGTTATATCTGTCCATATAGCATTGAGTGCGTTTGTAAGTTTATTCATTTCGGCCTGACGCAGTTGTTGTTGCATCATTTCTCTACCTCTGGCGACAAGATCTTCTTTTGCCGCTTTTTCGTTTTCGGCAATCTTTTTTTGCATTGCTTCATACTTGTCGAGCATTTCCTTGTCTTTACCTGTCGCTTTTGCTCTAAATTCGGCAAGCATCTTTTGCTGGTTTTGTTGCTTGATAACTTCATCCACCGTCATACCAGCCGCTTTTGCAAGTGCTTCTTGTTGATATACATTCAACTTTGTAAAGTCTCCAGCCTTTTCAAGTTGTTTCAGAGCAAGTTCTCGCGATTTTACAACATCGCCAGCATATGCAGCCGCTCTTGCTTCTTGGAAGTTGAGAGATTTTCCAATCAGTGCGGACGCTTCAAGTTCACTTGTTATAGAATCTTGATAGTTCAAGAAGCCTCTGGCGGATTTTGATAGAGAGTTTACGGTTGTACCCAACCGGCGTGCTTCTACTGTGGCTTTAATCAATGCCATAGGACTTTTTGCCAAAAATGAAAGTGTTTCACTAGACGCCTCTGCCATATCTTTTATCACGGCGGATGGTGCAACTCCTCCCATTTCAGCCAACGCAGATGCTGCTTGCATACTCTGCGTTGCGGTCATACCAGCAGATTGAGAAATAGAAGTAAACAACCCTCTAAATTTTGCAGCGTCAGTAATGGCTATACCAATATTAGCGGCCATTTGAGCAGTATCGGAAATCATTTCTTTTGTTACTAGTCCAATAACTTGAAATTGATCTACAAGTGCTTGCGCGGTTGCGTATACTGCTCCAATATTTACGCCGATAGAAGCAAATTGAACGCTAACTTCGCGAGCGGCTTTGTCTAGTTGTCTGGTTTGTGTGACTATAAATCCAGTCTTTTCTCTGAAATCTGCGGCTGCTTTATCTAATTCTTGCCACCTGTCCAATGAAGCTTTGATTATTGCAAGATAGCCCGCCGCCCCTCCTTTTGATAGGGCGTTTCCAAGTGATGCTAAGTTTTTAAATTCTTTAGCGTCGTTGAGCAATGGACCAAATAAATTATCATATACTCCTTTCAACAATTGTGCTTGGGTTCTTCTATCTTTTTCTTGCTTTACTAGTTTTGTTTGTACTATTGACTGAGCAACCAGATTTTGAGTTTGCGCGTTTAATGCATCTATAATTTCAAAATTTCCAGCTACTCGCGAATTGATTCCGTTTATTTCTTCAACTATGGCAATTCTTCTTTCGGCAAGATCTTCTGCTCTCAATCTTGCTTGATTTTTCATTTCTGCACTAACTGAGCTAACTGAACTATTAATTATAGCGTGTTCCGCTGCAATTCTTTCTTGAAATTCTGCATCTTTAGCGAGAAGTCTACCGGCTTTATTTGATAAATCAAAATTTTGTTTTTCAAATTCTAAAACCGAACTTTTATTTTTTGTTATTAGATTATTTATAGCCGTCTGTTTTTCTGTTGCCTTATTTAGTGCTTCCGTGGCACTTTGTACTGCCTTTGTGGCGTCAAACCAACCATTCGTCTCTTCTCTGGCCTTTCGTATTTCCATACGAGCTTTATTTAAAGATCTAGTAAGATCCTCTCCAGCTTTTTCAATTTCCCGCAATTGTTTTTCTGTTAGGTCGTCGGCCATTTATATAATAGGTTATCTTATATAAATATATAATAACATCTGTTTTTACCTTCTTATAGCAGGTCTATCTACCTTGGGACCGCTAGTTTTGGATCCCTTTGCTGCACTCTCTTGCTGGTCTGCTTCTTGTTTCTTTGTATCAACTAGTTTTTTGACATAAAACCTACGCAAATACACGGGCATATTATATACTTCAGAGTGGTTGAACCCTCCGTTGCTATAATAGCAAAGATTAAAAATCTCTTCGTGTAATCCTACCTTATACTCAGGAGGAAGGCCAAAAGAAGTCTACACCCAGTGGCATAGCCATCCTTTCCTCGTGCCCACACTCGGAGCATTTGAAGCTGAAATTCATATCAAGTTCTGGTGTATTTTCTCGTATATATTTTCTCAAAACAATACTATCTCTGGCTGGTAGATTATCCACAAACTTTTTGACAACCCCACGATCTTCGTCTCCGTTTACAGAAACAATCATATATTTTAACCGCGTTGTCATTTCCGGCGATGTACCCTTGGATACTTTTGCCAAACCCTTTAGTTCCGCATCTATATCGTTTTCATCCTTATGAGTAAGAATCTTGTATGTGACTGTCTTCTTTGTAACTGGTAATTCGAACTCAAACGAGTTCTCTCCCTTTTTGTATTTGCTAAAATCAAATTCCTTCGGGGCTAAAGTAGAAAGGTCAACGTCTATATTGTTTTCTGCTTCGCATTTTGGGCATGTAATCTTTACAGGATATTTGTCACCATACGCAAGGCGACGGGCTGCAACAAATATGGCGTTCTTATCCAAAACAAAAATATCTTCCAATTTAACACCAGGTGAAACAATTAATGCTCTTAACAACTCGTCCAGAACCACGCCCTTCTTGATAAGGTTTTGACTGGTAAGAATATCTTCTTCCTTGGCAGTCATATATTTTAGTTGTATACGACCAGAAGATAGCGGAGAAGACAATGGATAAAAATGACCCTGCGATGGTAAATCGATATATTCTGTTGGGAAATCAAAAGCAGGAGCAGTTGTGGCTACTGGCTGCGCTGTTACTGGAGAAGGTGCTGCTGTAGCAGGCTGTTTTGATACTGGTATAGTTTGTTCTGGCATATTATTTATAACATTTCTGTTTAACATATATATGAACTACAAAAAGTTTTTGTATATATTAAACATAAAAAAGGCGTATAAAAATACGCCTTTTGTTTTTATATTATTCTGTTGGCTTTATACCTCGCTTACGCATTAAGTATGCACGAAGGTTTGCCATTTTTCTTTGTTTATCCGTTTTTTCTTTTGCAGTAAGATCTGTGGCAACTGGTTCTGAAGTACTGCTTTCTGGTGATTCCTCGGCGTCTTTTACCATGTGTATTGCGTTTGCGACAATTGATGGTGTAAGATTCAGTGGCTCACCGTTTTCACTTCGAGTTGTTAATTCGGCGGCGATTTCTTCGTCGGTTGCATTTGGATTATATTTCAGGATGTCTGCGACGGCCAATTCAGTTTCACGGGTAGATACTGGTTTTTTCGTTGAACTTGACTGGGATGTTGGCAATCCAGTTGTATCGGCATATTTTCCTTTTTTGATATATGGACCTTTTGGTGCTTCCGTAGGAGTGCCGTCTGGAATGGTATTGTGTCCTTTAACAACCCAACCTGTTGGAGAGTTTGCGTCCTTGACCTTAAACTTGCTTCCTACAGCGCCTTTGACACGAGCCATTTCGTCAATCTCTTCACGAATCATTTGTAGGATCTCTTCCTTGATACTGCCAACTTTTTGTGGGTTGGCTGGTTTTTTTACCACAGGAAGTTTCTTACCTTCTTCTTTTTCTTTTGGTGCTGGACCAGTCAGGTCTTTTGAATCAGCAACATTCTCTGTGTGTTCGGTTGATTCTGGTGCTTTCTTCATACCAGACAATCCTTTGGTTTCGTTAAGTTGTTCTTGCTTTGCAGCAATTACTTCTTCGGTGATAACTTTTAGTAGTGCTTTGAGTTCTGATTTTTTCATAGATTTATATGTTTAAAGTTTTACCAAGCTCTGCAACTCCAGTATCTCGCGGATGTTCTATCTTTTGCTGTAGCACATTTGTGGCGTGCTCTAAAACTTTTCCTTCTCTTTGGATTTGATTTTTTGATTCTCATATTTGGATCGCCGAAGTTTACCTTTTTTACTTTCCCAGTTTTAGGATTCCTAACAAAAACTTTGAACTTTTTTACATCGCCCCTCATCGGCTTTCCAAGTTTTACTTTACGACCACGATATTCTGCTTCTGCCAAGTTTTCTTTAGCATCGGCATTAATATCTCCATAAATCTCATAAAACTCATCATCTTCGCAAGTATGTTCTTCGCCTTCTGGCACCATTTCCCAGTTGGTCTTACGATAGCATTCTTCATACGCTTCATTAGTGCCTTCTTCCATGGCAGCTTCATAACATTCCCAGCACTCATCCTGCATCTGGTTCTGTTCGTTATACATCTCTTCTATCATTTCTCTGATTATATTCTTCAGTTGTTCTTCTTTCATAAGGGTTTCCTCGTTCTTTTTTCTGCCTTGGCAATGTGCTTTTTGACTGAATCCTTTTGGATGACTACAATCAATGCTACGCTTATATTTTTCACTCCATTTTTCATCAAGTTCTTCAACGCCTTCTGATTTGTTGCCCCAGTTCTTTGCTCCTTTTTTACGGCATTTTACCAATGCACCAGAAGCATATGCACTTGGCCACACTTTATAGCGCGATTTAACTTTATAATAACAAGCATCTTTCTTTTCGTTCATCAATAGTTCTGACACAAGTTCTCCACCACAAATAGGGCACATATGATTTTCATTTACATTATCCATAGTAAATTCCTCTGTTTCTGCTATATTTTGTTTTTCTAAATGGTTTTTAACTTTCATCAACTCTGCTTGATTTAAATCGTCCAAGTGTTCTTTACCCGTCAACTCTTTTGTAAGTTCAAGAAAGCTTGGCTCGTTGTCCCACTCAATACCTAAGTCGTCTGCAAGTTTATGTATGGTTTCTGGTGTTATAGATTCGCTCAATTCTTTTTTCAACGATTGCAACAAAGCACGAGCTACAACACGATCCTTTTCTTTTTCGGCATCGCTTAGTTGGTTGTAGTCAATATTCATCAATTTTGTTCTTTGTTGTATCTTGCTATCCAATTTACCAGATTGGCGTAGTTTT